GGGTCAGGTTATGACACCTGTCCACGAAGTTGGCCCGTTCTATGCGGGTGCTTCTAAAATCCCCGCTGGCGAGAATAGCAACTCTGGTTATATCCTAGCAACTGACGAGACTTCCCGCGTGACTGGTTCGCGCTGGGGTGGTCTGCGTGGTTATCGCTTGGCTGAGGGCGACACATTTACCAAGAGTAAGCCGAAATTCCGCAAAGTGCAATGGGAACTCAAGAAGTACGGCGTATTGGTTTATGGCACTGACGAACTCTTGAAGGATGCACGCCAGTTCTCCGCTATCGTCGAACAGGGAAGCCGTGAGGAATTGGCTTTCATGATGAACGATGATATTTATCGCGGCTTGGGCGTTTCAGGCGCACAGGGCATTATGAATTCCAGCGCATTGATTACCGTGACCCGTGACACTGGTTCGGCCATCAAGGGCGCGGACATTTCCGCCATGTGGCAACGCCTCTCCCTCCGCAGTAAGTCAAAGGCGGCTTGGTACATCAATCCCGATTGCGCCGCACAGCTTGACTCATTGTTCGCAGTGGGTTCTACCGCCGTGCTGTTCCCGTATGCTGGTTACACCGCCGAAGGTGTTCGCACTCTCTACGGAAAGCCCATCATCGAAACCGAATTCAACGCCTCGTTAAATACTACGGGTGACATTCTGCTTGCTGATTTGGGGGAATATATCGTCTTTGAAAAGGGCGGAATTGAGTCTGCCTCAAGCATTCACGTGGAATTCTTGACAGATCAGGAAGTTTTCCGCTATATCGCCCGCATGGACGGTTCCGCGAACGTCGCCTCCGCTCTGACCCCCGCCAACGGCTCGAACACCACCAGCCCGTTTGTTGTTTTGGGTAGCGCGACCTAATAGGAGATTATAGAAAATGAAAGATGCACGCTTTGTATTTGGGGAGAACATTGTTCCCCTTAAGGCTCCTGTTGACAGCGCGGGTACTGCTTACGCTACCCCGTTTGTTGACCTCAAAAACGCCCTTCATGCCACTTTCTTTTGGTATGGCGGCGTCGTAACTGCCGCATCCGCTGACCAGAATATTGTTATCACAATGGAGGCCGCAACCGCCGCTGCTTCTGGTAGCGAGGTCGCCATCGCATTCAAGTATCGCCTCTCTGGTGCTACTGGTGCAAATACCTGGGGTGCTGTCACCGCCGCAACTTCGACGGGCGTGTCCCTTGATACCACTTCATCCGATGGAATGATGCTCATGGTTGACGTTGACCCCGCCGCCCTTGACGGTGCGCTGGCTGATGCCCGCTTTGTCCGTATGGTTGTCGGCATTGACGCGGGTGGTACTGTGACTCTTAATGCGGCTTGGGCTGAACTTGACCCACGCTTCCCGCAGACGACTCACTTGTCCGCTACTTAGTTTGATTAGTGGGGCGGGTGTAAAAGCCCGCCCCAGAAAGCGCACGAATTGAAGAAACTCGCAATTGTAGGAAGCGGTAAGAACACAAGAGACCTCGCCCCGTTTGATGACCAATCATTTGATGTTTGGGTATTCAACGAAGCGGCAAATAGTGAGTGGTGCAAGCGTTGGACAGCCTGCTTTCAGATGCACGAGCCAGAAATATACAAGGGTCACAACACCAAAGACCCGAAGCACTGGCAATGGTTGCAACGTGAACACGGCAGGCCAATCTACATGCAGGAAGTTGACCCGCTCGTACCGAATTCGGTACGCTACCCGCTAGAACAGGCGCAAGAATTGGCAGGCGTCAGGATGTTTAGCACAACGTTTGCATATATGGCGGCATTGGCAATCCTGCAAGGGTACGAAGTTATCAAGATTTACGGCGTTGAACTTTCCGCGAGTGAGTACGAATATCAGGCAAACGGTTATCTTTTCTGGTTCGGATTCTTGCGCGGGCGGCTGGGCAATAACGTAGACTCTGCCGTTTTGTACCTTGATAAGAATATATTTGACGTTCCACTTTATGGGTACGAAGGTGCATTTTCTTTCGGAGAGAAATACTTTAGCGATAGAGTTTGTATTTTAGATGGTGATTGGGTATCTTCCGAAAAGAATTTGACGAACGTAAAAAAGGCAATTGAAAGAGCAATAGAGAAAGCCGACCACGAAAAGACTCAAAGTCTTGTACTGCAATACCAGACCGCCGCCATGACCTGCGGAGAATACGCGGGAGCATTGGCTGAGGCTGAAAGATACCAAACGTTTGGAAACCGCTACGCGGATAGAGGGGGCTTTGAGTTTGCCGCCGCCACAGCGCAAAAGAACGGCGAGGAAAAAAAGCCTTTGACTTGGCACTACGGCGGCATGGTCGAATACGTCTGGAATATCTGGAAGCAAACCAACTCCCAACAGGCCGCAAGTCAAATGATGGTCTTGATCGAAAAGATGGGTAAAGCGGCTTATGACACAGGCGCGGCGCTCGGAATGTACAAGGAAAACTTAGCATACCTGATGAAATATGACGCGATGGTACAGGCGAACGGCGGTAAAAAATGACGAACAAATACGCTACCCTTACAGATTACAAGGCTTATTCAACAGCAAGAGGACAGACCGCATCCACCGACGCAACGGACGACGCGGTTATTTCCAATCTCTTGACTCAGGCCTCTCGTTATCTGGACAGGGAAACGAAGCGTCAATACTTCCCGAGTGTAGAGACTCGTTTATATGACATTCCCGTTGACAGAGATTTGATTTTAGACGGTGACTTACTCGAAGTCACCACCTTTACCAACGGCGACGCGCTGACAATTTCCAGCACAAATTATTTACTAAAGGGCAACCGCCCTCCCTATTGGTGTATCTCACTACGAGATATTTCAACCGTGTCATGGACAACCAGTTCAGACGGAAGCGCGGAACAAGTGCTTAGTCTTGCGGGTGTGTGGGGATACCATAACGATTATTCGGCGCGGGGTTGGTTACAGGTTGGGACTTTGGGCGCGGCCATTACCGACACAACAACTTTAGCGTTTACCGCGTCGGCTGGTCATAGTATTGTTGTCGGGCAAATTCTAAAAATTGAATCAGAACTTTACAACGTGTCAACGGTATCAACGAACACAATCACCCCTGTAAAACGCGGCGACAATGGAAGCACAGCGGCCACACACTCAAACGGAACAGCGGTCTATGCTTGGCAACCGATGGACGAAGTAAAGCAATACACCTTAGAAATAGCGAACACTGCTTACATGCGGAGATTTGGAAAGAACACAGGCGAAACCGCAACGGTTACAGGTGCGGGCGTGGTGCTTTCCCCGCGTGACATTCCCGCCCTTGCTCAGTCATTCATAAACGATATGAGGCGCAGAGTATGGCGATAACTTCCACAATCTCCACTGTTGCGGACAGTATATCTAATCTGTCAGTCTCAGGTGTGACGATAAAAGACATCGACCAGATCCCCGAATCAGCGGCTATGTTGTGCCCGCTTCTTATTCCCCAACCTGATAATTTTGTGACTGATTTGTCTGTGAGTTTTGAGACATTCGGAAGCAACGGAAGCGCAAAGATAAACACGAATTACACGCTGAATTATGTATTCCTGTTTTGCGAGGTTGGCGGTGGGCTGGGTGCGTTTGCCGCTTTTAGTGGACTGGTGGCGAAACTGTCCGCGCTTCTTGTGGCGATAAACTCCAACGATGCTATTACGGGCGCGGTCGATGTGAAGATAAACAGCATAGGAAATATTGGAGTAATTACAGACCCCGCAGGTAATGAGTTCTGGGGTCTCATGTTTAGTTTGCGAGTACTGGAGTACAGTCAATGAGATTACATCCTAAATACCAACGTGGTTATTTTGACGGGGTTGACCTTTCGGGCTTCTCTCGGTCAATTGGTGCGCTTGATTGGAGTTTTGACCAAGAGTTAGATGCGGCTTGGTCGGACGGAGTCAAAAACTCAATCAACGGGAAGGGCAACATTTCAGCGGGTACTTATTCCGCCTTTCTGGATACGACCGCAAGCGGAGCGCACACCCTATTAAAAGACGTAGGCACTCGAAATGTAATGATTGCAATGGGTGCAAACGCCGAACCTGCCGCAGGTGACCATGTATTCGCGTGGAAGTTTGAACAGACTAATTATTCTGTTGAAGATGGCGGCGGCTTTACGGTTGTGTCAGTACCTTTAGGAAGTGCGTCATTCGCTTCAACCCTTACATACTGCAAGCCATGGGGAAAGCTGTTACATGCGAAAGGACTCGAGGAGGATATAAATTCATCCACTGGTATTGATGACGTTGGCGCGGCAACCGCTCTAGGTGGGATATTTGTCTACCATCTATTTTCTAGTGACGGGACAGTAACGCTAAAGGTACAAGACGCCGCCACAAATGCGGACGGGTCTTTTGCTGACTTATCAGGGGCGACCAGTGGAAGTGTTGACGCAACAAGCACACCCCAGCATGGAATGATTGCAATAGGCACTACGGCCACAGTCAGACGATACTTACGCTGGCAACTGGCTTTTGGAACTGCGACGGGCGCGACGTTCGCCTGTGCGTTTATTAGAGCATAAAAAGGAGAAATATAAATGACAGCTAACACGGGAAGAACCCATACTAAGTACACCCAGTTCTGGCTTGATAATTCAAGCGGAACACTTACCAACCTTTCAGCCTATGCAAACAATGTAGGCGCGGTCGGTCTTGATTTTGAAGTTGTGGACGTGACCGCATTCAGCGATCAGGTCAAAAACTTTTTGACAGGACATCCTACCGCTGACCTGCAAGTTACTTTCCCGATGGACACGGTTGTGATTGAACACCTTCGTGCGCTGAGTACCGTCACCCCGTTGTCATTGGGTATCTATTACGGTATCCGTCACGCTTGGGAGAGTGGAGAACCTACATTCGGGCTTACTTCAAGCGCGACAAGTGGTTATATCTTCGGCGGATTCTCGGTTGCTGATGGAACTATCACCGCTAAATTCTCAGTGTTCGGCCCGACCGCCCCCGCTTGGGGAACTTCCGCAATCACGTAAGCCATTAGGCAGAAAGCAGTAATAAATGTCAAAGACAATTCAAGTAACTGGAAAATGGGCGGGGTCGGTAGAGATTGCCGACCCGCTCACAATCCCGCAAGTGCAACTTATCGAAGCAGGATTAGCCAAACCTGAAAAAGACGCAGAAGGTAAGACGTGGCTTTCTGCATACGACGCGAACAGAATCCCCGCTTTATTGGGTTGTGTAACAAAGTGGAATCTCGAAGGATTTCCCGAAAACTTGACGGTTGAAAACTTCCCCGCCAGCCCACGCAAAGCGTCAAATGCGTTGGTAAATTTCCTGTTTTTAGAGTTGATAAATATTTACACAGGTGATACCGAAGTCCCAAACGAATAAAGGCCGACGCTTATTTACATGCAAGCGAAGGCCGATATAGCAAGGAACTGGATACGCTGGCAAAGATTGATAGATTTGGACTTGAAGCCATTACAGGACGCAGGCAATTTTATTATGCCGAACTCAGGCGGCTTGTCATTGCAGAGAATATCGTCAATGCTTACCGCTCACGTGCAAGGTCTGAAAACTGGACGGCTTGGGTAAACGAGAATCCCATAATGGCGCAACTACTGGCAGAGGCTGAAAAACTTGTCAACGACTGAACCGATAATTATACCTATTGAAGGTGACGCTTCCGACTTTACAGCGGACGCCGCGAAAGTAAACGCGTCACTTGATAAAATGGCGGCTCATACAAAGGCCGCAGGAGCGACAACCACTACGTCTATGAAGGCGGCGGGGTTGTCTATTACCGATTTACGCTCTGCCTACATGATAGCGGCAGACGCGGCGCGGGTAGCTGGTCAAGTGTGGCAAGCTACGGGACAGGAATTCGTCAACTACGCCGAGCAGGTCAAGAATATGTCCCGCTCATTGGGGGCAAGTGCAGAGGAAACAAGCCGACTGATTCAAGTGGCCGACGATGTACGGGTTAGTTATGACACCCTGAAAATTGCGATGAAAGAAGCGCAGAAAGACGGGATTGATCCGAATATCGAAGGGCTTGCCAAACTCGCTGATGAATATGTAAAACTGCAATCCCCCACAGAAAAGACAA